CACCTATTTGTAAAGCACCGTTACCTCTTAATTTCATTAAGGAACTTGCTATACCGGTTCCGTCTAGTTCTCCTTTAAGTTCCCAACCTATATGCATTATGCCTGAGGATACTGGTATTGTGCTGTCAACAAAGAATGCTTCTCTCATATGGTTAGTATAACCTGTGCCATCATAACCATATACCAGTCTTTCTGCTATTCTGTCACCTGAGGATACCACAGTTGGTGATGCTAAAGAACCTCTGGATTTATAGAACCTCATATCATTACCAGAACTATTATCTCTGTGTTCTTGCATAAAGATCTGACTGTCAATATCTCCATCACTGACTATGTCAATAGCCGCTGATGGAGTAGTAGTTCCTAAACCTAAACGGTTTGTTGAGGAATCAAATGTTAATCCTTTAAGTCCACCTACTAGGGTATCTGGATTTATTTGAACATTACCTGTAGTGCTAATTAGTGCATCACTGGTAATTGTAGCACCAGTAAATGTCATATTACCAGTCATATCCAAACCATCTGCTTCTATATAGGCTTGTGCTTGGGCGTTTGTTAAGCCTGATATATCTTCGTATGTGCTACCATCATTACTGAACTGCCATCTGTCGCTTGATTCGTTCCAACGTAATACTGTATTTGCTCCTGCAACTGGTCTGTTTGCTATAATTTCCACAGTTGCGTCTGATGCCGCATTTGCGTTAAGTGTAATCTTTTGATCTCTTACATATAAATCTTCTACGTTTCTGTAATTTAGATTACCTGAGACTTCTATATTTCCTGTTACATCAACGTTGCCTGTAAATGTATGGGTTTGTGTTGCACTATTACCAAAAGTCGCTGTGCCTGTCATAGTGATATCACCACTACCATTTAATCCATTGTCTTGTATATATGCCTGTGCCTGTGCATTTGTTAAGCCAAATGCTGATAAGTCTGGTGGTGTATATGTAAACACACCTGTTCCATTGTTATATGCTAAAGTTCCTGCGCCACTGGCACTTGCCTGTGTGACACTTACAGCCGCTCTGCTTCTGGCATCTGTATAATATAAATTTGCGCCTTCTGATACTATATCAGTTGTAAGGCCTGTTATATTTAAACCATCTCCGCTAAATGAAGTTGCTGTAACAGTATCTGATACTGTTAAGTTCTCTTCAAATATAACATTTGCACCTATAATTAAATTAGATGTTGATGGTGACAGGCTAGGATGCAAAGAATTGTTTCTATTTAAATACAAGTCTGTATTTGCCATTTTATCAAATGACCAATATGTAAATTGCGGTCCTGCATTAAATGTAGTACCTAAGGCAAATATGTTTTCAGTATTTGATGTATTGAGACTATCATTATAACTTATTTTGAAATCTAGACTTCCTGCACCTCCCTGAGTTGCTTGTTTACTTAAATCTATTTTTAAATAATCTGCGGTTAATCCTCTAGTGCTACCTGTACCGAAATCGGATTTTAATAAAGTTATATCACCGTCATTGTATATTTGTACATTTGAACCATCTATGATTGCATTACCGATAAGGATATCAGGTGCATGTATGTTTATATCTATAATAGCATAATCACGGAAATTTCTTTTCCAATCTTCTAAATGTCCATCTGTTGCAAATACATTATCTGGATCCCATGCCGCTATTGGTGGAGCCAACCCATTATGTGAAGGTGCTAATATACTACCTAATACTTGCCTGGTTTTAGGTTCATGTTTGTTATTACTATAACTGCCACCTACGTTATATTCAGGTACCCATCCATGTGCTGTAGCAAAATTAGGTTGTATGCTTCCATTTATAGGTCTATTACTGTCTGCTACTACTATTGTTGAAGGGAATCCCTGACCAGTTCTTATATTAAGATAATCATAATCAACAACTAATTGTCCTCCTATTAAAACATTACACCAATCACCATCGTTATATACAACATTATCAGTTATACCTACGCAAGGCATAGTAGTTATATCATTAGCATCACACACATCTACTTCAAAGTAATTTACGTTTGCATTTGATACGACATTTTTGATATAAACAGCACTGACTCTGGCAAAACCAGATGTGTTGTTTACTTTTGCTCTAAAATAACGTACTGGATTGTGTACACTTGCTGTACCATTAGCATTTTCTACTAGTACAGTATCTTGATATCTTAAATTTGCTGGTAATACTTTTGTTTCGTAAAATCCAGTATCTGTATTTCCATCGCCGTCTAAAACATTTATATCATTGATTAAAATATTTGCATTGTTATAATCAACTTTTATTTCGCCTGTTGAATCTGTTAGAGTAATGGCTTGTCCACCATTAAGGCTAGTACTTATTACACCAGTAGTGTTGGAAAATAGTATAGGTTGTGTTGCACTTAATGATGCTCTGATTCTGTCATCACTAACTATTGAGAATTCGCCTACTTCAACATTTACTGTGGTAGCACCTACATTTACTGTAGTATTACTTACTGTAACATTTACAGTATCACCGGTATCTGAATCTGTGACCGTTACATTACTAGGCGAACTAGTAACCGTAATATTGGATATTGTGCTGTTGGCATAAATTACGTTAGCCATTTAATCTCCTAGGATGTTGGTATTTCAGTAAAACCTGTTGATAATCTAGGATTTCCTATTGTAACATCTGGTTCAAATCTTTCTAAAATAGCCCATCTGTGACTTTCTGTTGTATTTGGTGTTACACCTGTGTCTGTCCATTTAAAAGACACCACAGTTATTGCGACATTGGCACGAGCGTCTGGTATAATATTACCAGTATATCTTTGTGCAGGTATAGTAAAATTAACTAAGCCTTCTGTGTTACTTGTAACTACGATATTGTTTGCATTTATTTCTGCATTTGCAAAAGATCCTACTACAACACTATTTGTAAAATTAGGATTACCATCACTTACATTATATGTTAGTGTGTCTACAACTATCGTTTGATAATCTGCAGAAAAAGTATAAGATGTTATATCGGTATTATAATCGTATGTAAATGTTTTTTGACTTGACGGGAATAGTTCAAGGACTTGAACATTATCAGCACCGCCAACGTAATTTTTAAAATCTAAAAGCCTTCCGCTCATATATCGCTCCTATTGGACTTCCTTTAAACGTGTTCGTTTAAAAGCATTATGTTATATTTATCTAAATCGTCAATTTAGGCCGGTGGTGTAGGCCATACTACATCATCTTTGTTAGACAATGTAGTATAACTGTTTGGTAAGTCTCTAAGTGCTTGTCTGTATGTGGCCCATTCTGCTTTTTTTGTATCCGATAAAGGAGAATCTGCGGCCTGAGTCCAGTCACACATTTTTAAATTTGTATTTCTGTTTACTCTTAACCAATGTTGTAAATCTTCTGTGTTTGTGACTGCTTCTAACTGTAATGTATCTAAATTTACCTTATAATTGTCTATTTCCATACAAGGAACATCTAAACATGCTTGATCAGTGTGATATGCAAGTCTTTCTGCTACCATTTCGTCACTCATACGTCTGCTTATAATTAATTTGCCTGTGTCTCTATAATAAAACGTTCTATACATTATTTCTCACCTTTAGTAACACGAATCATTTGATAATTTAAATTGTTAAATGATCTTAGTGCGGCATTACTTGTTCCTACTGTTGAATATCCTTGTAAAACAACATTTGCTAACACAGGTTTCATGTCTGCTGGTAAACCATAACTTGTTGGATCAATACTTAATTTGTTACTTGCAATTAATGGTGGTGCCGCCTGGTCAAAGCCTAATATTGCTGTACCACCTGCTGTAGTTGTAACATTACTTACTGTTGCTGTAGTATTTGCAAATCTTAATTTAACTTGGTGTCTAAATGCAACATCATATGCACCACTAACAGTTCCCCCTAGTGTTGCTTTACTGGTAACTTCATAATCTCCTACGTCAGCACCTGTAATATCATAACTTTCTTCTGGTATAATATCTAAATATGTTGTTCCTGATACTACACTAGTATTTGCCGCTGGATTATCTGTCAACTGAGTGCCGGCACCAAATGTTTTCATTGCATCATTAACAATAACATTACCAAATACAGAACCTGGTAATGCGGCAACGTTTGCATAATTTCCTTGATATACTTCTGGTATGTATATAGGTGGTATAATGGGTAATCTTGGTAAATCTATAATTCCTAAATCAGGTGTTTCTGTTAAAACAGGGTGTACATAATAATCATCACTGTATTCAATAGCACTTATTTGTGCTGTAACCATACCTGATTCGTCTTGTTGTTCTGTTACCCTCATAACACGGAATAATTTGTCACTCCAACCATATAGATCATTTGTTACTTTTATAACATCACCTACATCTGATTGTATACCGCTAAAATCACTAACGAATTGTATTACTGTTCCTACTCTGCTTTGATTAAGGTCAATGTTTGCTAGTATCTCTGCTCTCACATTGTCGTTAATCATATCTAATTTATAATTTAAAACATTATCTGGTTCATTTGCGTTTCTATCACCTGCTGGTGTTGTTATTTTTACGGTATTTGTTTGATCTTTACGTTGTTGATCCATAAATTCAACTTCAACACCATTATATAACGAGTATAATTCTGTTGAACTTATATCTATTTTGCTAACTATGTTATCATCGTTATACACTAAACAATTAGCCTTTTCTGCTGTACTAAGTGCTCTGTTCGGTATTGCTTTGAACTGGCCTTCTTTTACATTAAATGAGAAGAAAGTACCTGCTGACTGACATATTTTATCTATATTCGTTGAACAAGTATCAAATGTACTTAACATACCATTAATCTGATAACGTTTTAGTGTTGTACTTACATTACTTGCATTTGTATAATTAACAAGTTCATCACTGTAACCTTTCATTGCTGTATTGGCTGTACCTGTTATACTAGTTATATCTATTTGTGCATTTGATAAACCTGCACCATAACGATCATTAGTTAAGTAATCAAATAACACATCACCAGGATTGTTAAGTGTGTTATTCATCTTAAATGTCATTTGTGGTAAACCACTTAGTCCGTTTTCAGCATCATAATCAATTTGCATAACAGCATATACCATTGCGTTTGCGGTATGGTTTACACCCCAATGTGGTACTATACTTGTTGCGGCTGTTGTACTACCTGTTCCTGATGTTGGAAATATAACATCACTGCCACTACTACCACCTTGATATATGTTTACACGCACATTACCATTATATGTTGTATCTGTACTTTGGTTAGGATCTACGTGACTTGTTACAGTATTACCAGTAAACACTAATTTAACATCATTCATAAATATTTCACTACAACTAAAGGTTCCTGTAGTTGTTTCTTCTGATAATGCAATACAATATGTCATTGTTTTGTTTTCATTACTAATTGCGGCGTCAAATATAGGGCCACTAGTAAAGGCTTGTCCATATAATACAGGTAATTTGTTATCTGTTGCTGGTGGTAACTGAATACTGGTACCAGGATCTGTGCCTTGATCAAATGAAGGCGGTTTAAATACCCCTAACGCTCTTGCTGTACCATAAGCAAGTCCACCTGCAATAACAGATGTAGCAATTGTGGCTAAAACACCTGTTAAGCCTACTGCTCCTACTATTGCTGTCGCTATTGCTGTAAATACTGCCATTGCTTATCCTCTAAATGCCCAATTATAGTCTATAGCCTCCCAGCCTCTTTGTTCTAACTTAAGGTCTGGAGTAGTTGCTAATGTTGTTAATGTAAAATTAGATATATGGCCTTTGTCTTTTGCTTCTATACCTATTGCAATATATCTATTAAGTAATCTTGCGCCTGCTGATGTGCCTCTATATTCTTCTTCTACCCACCAAGCAACTTCAGTCATACGTTTTACATGTGGTAACCATAAATCGCCTTGTATAGTTGCTAAGAGCATTCCTACTACCCTATCGTGTTCTATACATACCAAAGCAATACCTGTTTTAAGTATGTGGTCTATGACGTTATTTACGTGAACAAAGTCATACTGAGGATTGCGTAAATCTTCAACAGGATTAAAATTGGCAAAGTCTATCATTAGTCTTTTGATATCATCATAGTCTTTTATTTGTGCGTTTCTTACTTTCATTATCTTTGTTGTTCGTCTCTAATTCTTTTATTTCGGCCGCCACCGCCTCCGCCACCACGGCCTCCGCCACCACCGTAACCGTAGCCTTGGTATTCTTTACCGAAGTCAAATGATATGTTAAATAATTCTGGTACACGATCAAATACTGCATCGTTAGGAAACAATCTTTCTCTGTCTTGTGGGTTTGTTCTTTGACCTGCTATTCTGTTTTCCAATAGACTGTTTATACTTGCACACGTCACTGTAACTGAATTAGTAAGTGTTTGACCTGGTTGAAAGTCTTCCTGTATTGCAAAGTTAGTTATAACACCTTGGAAACGTTTATATACTTGACTAGTATCTAATTCGTGTGTTGTAGTATCATAAAAGCCTCTGTATACACTTATGTTACCACCTTTAACTGGTGTTGTTAAAATAAGACTTAGATAATTTTGTTCTGAAGGTATACCACCTAATGTTAAGGATATATCACCATTTGTTGTTCTTATGTCTTCTTGAAAGTCTGAGACTTGTAGGAAAGAACCTAATTCAGTATATGTATTTGTGTTATATGTAATTGGCTTATAAGCACTACTTATATAGTATGTAGTTGAGTTCAATGTAAGATCAATCAACAAACAACTTGATATATGATCCTGTTGTACTGGCGTAATTGTTGTTGCCATTAAGTTATAACCTCAATTAATTCAAAATCTGCTGAAAATTGTAGTAAATCGTGTGGTGCAATGGTGTATTTGGGTAGGTTGGTTATCTTAACTTGCCACCTTACATCATTACCGAACTTTGCACCACCACTTGTTAGTGCAACACCGTCCTGACTTAATATGGGTCTATGTACAGGTATAGTAATATTTGCGGCACTACTCCAAGCAACATCACTAGTTACTTGATAAGGATATCTATAGGTATCTGTGTTGCCTTTGGGTTGTATAAAGTCACCTTTTTTTACTAAATGTGTATATCCAGAAACATTACCTGTAACACCTGTAGTATCCACATATATTTCACTACCAAATGTGCTGTTTAACGTAACTTCTGCTTGTTGTCCACTGCTTAATGAACCCTGATATTCAGTCAAATAGTTCATACCACTGTTATTATTTAGACTTATGTTAGCCTCGTTTGTGCTACCTGTAGTATATAAATCCTGTATAACTGATCTATTTGTGCTATATGTTAAACCATTATGCATACCCACAGTAAAAGAATAAACATTGACATTTCGGTCTGCTGTTTTATAATGACCACTACGTGATAGTGTGCTACCACTTTGTTCTCTTATGTCAAATTCTACATAAGTTGCGTTATCTATAATTGTTTGTAGACTCACTGTTTATCTCCTATGCTGGTGTTCTTCTTGAACCTGCTCTGCTAACGTTAAATATAAATTCAGGATCTCTTGCAACTAACTGTTGGAATGAAGGTGCATCAACGGCTTGTATGTTGTAATTAACAGTTGTACCTCCTGCCATTATACCAGGCCCTCCTGCATTCATACCCTGTAAAGCACTATTTGGTAACACTACTCCACTTTGTTTAGGCACAAAGATCTCAGGACCTTCTTCACCAATAATATATGGTTGTCCTGCTTTTGCTGGTCCACCTTTTGCAAGTCCAAACAGTCCCATAATAGGGCCTGTAATGAACTTTTGTACCATTGCTTTTGCTAATACTTGTTTTAAGAAGTCTCCTAAATCGCTAAAGTCTGCTTTACCCTGTACAATAGCATCTGCTAGACTGTCTTCAAACATAGCAACTGCTTGAACTAATCCATCAGCAAGTGTTGTGACAAAATCGCCTATACCTGCTTGTTCTAAACCTTCTTTAATTCTGTTCAACAAATCGTCTGCTGCCACTTGATTCGCTGTAATAATTTCTTTTATTTTTTGTATTTGCTCATCATATAAACCGTTTATTTCTGCAATCTTTTCTAATTGTAATTGTAAATTCCTAGCAGGATCTTTATCTAATTGTAAAGATTGTATGTCTGCTAATGCATCAGCACGTTGCTTTTCAATATTAAATACTGCTGTTTTTAATTCTTTTTCATCTTCAGTTAAACCAAATAATTGACCTTCTAATATTAATTGTTCTTTAGTTAAATTTAAATCGTTTGTATTTTGTATAACAATTTCTTTTGCTTTTTCTAAATCTCTAGCAATTATTCTGCTAAGTTCTTTTGCCTTACGTTCTTCTTCTCGTTTTTGTGCTTCTTTTTTTGCATTTAAGGCTATTTCTTCACGTAATTTTTTAATTCTTTCCTCATCACGTTTCTTTTGCATACCTTCAGGTAATGGAGGTCCTACGAATGCTTCAGGATCTAATTGTCCAAATTCTTTATATGTATCTAATAAACCTTCTAATTCATCCTTTTGATTTGTAATTTCTTCTGTGTTTCGATTTGCGATAACATTTACAGCAAATAATGTAGCACCAAATGCCGCAACACCAGTTGCTAATGCGGCCCAACCTGCAGGTCCGGCAAATGCTAAAGCGGCCGCTTCTGCTGTTGCAAGTGTTCTAACTGCAACTGCGGCCGATATTATACCTTTTGTAAATGTGTATATACCTTGTATAATTTTAATACTGAACAATGTGCCGGCAATACCTAATACTGTAAGCATATTATCGCCAACTAATTTAATCATTCTGCCTAGGAAGGCAAATACACCAGTTGCTTCTTCAAATTTTTGTAATAAAAGTATAAATTCTGTTCTTATATTCTCAAATTGTTCAAATATTGTGGGTAATGTTTTACCAAAGTCTTCATCTACTGCTTCACCCATTATAAGAGCGGCTTCACTTAACACATCTGCTGTTAAAAGCCCTTGTTCTGCCATTTTACGCAATTCACCACGAGTAACACCTAGTATATCTGCAAATTCACCCATGAATTTACTGTTTGTTTCATTTATACTATTAAATTCGTCACCACGTAAGACGCCTGATGCTAATGCTTGGCCGAACTGTACCATTGCTCCAGCCGCCGCACCTGTTTCAGCACCTGATATTTTAAGGGTCTTTGAGAATACTTCTGTTATATCTGCAACATCTTGTTGTTTAAGTCCTAAGTCTTCAGAAGCGATCGTTAGAGAAGCATACAGATCTCCTGTAGCGGCTAATGAACTTCTTGTGCTTTTTGCTATTGCTTCTACGTCTTTTTGTGCTTGTAAATAATCAGCATTACTTTTAGTTACTGCTAATAATCTGTTGTTTAGGTTTTGAAAGACATTTGCTAAATCCAGAGTGGCTTTTACAGCGGCCGCACTTGCAAGTGCCTTAAGGGCTCCGCCTAATCTATCTACACTTTTTTCTGCTTTTTTTGTGTCTAATTGTAATGACGCTCTTATATTAGCCATTATTACTCCTATATTCTCTTAAATCTAGATGTTATTTGTTTTTCTAAGTAATCAAAAGAAGGATCTGTAAATCCTTTTGGCGCTTGTTTACTAAAACCTTCATCTAACCTTTCTGCATAATCATAATCAGAATTAATTTTATATCTGTCTGATGATTTTGTATATTTTGTTTTTCTTCTAGCATTTCCACTTTTAATTGGTGTTTTCTTTTTATAAAAATTATAAGTATCGTCCATAGCATTTTCTGTAGCAGATATAATTTCTCTTTCTAATTTTTTTAGATCTGCTTCATTTAATTTCATTCCACTTTTAGCCATTTCCTCTACTTTCCTTAAAATCCTTCATCATTTTTTCTAAATCATTAGGGTCGTACAATTCATTTGCGTCTTTAGTGTTGGCTTTCTTTTCTAACCAGTTCCTGTAAGACACCGCAATATCGTATACTTGTAAATCAAATGTACTAGCCTTATCTAACACTTCGCTTGGTAATTTTCCATATCTTTCACCAAGTGCATCTATCATTAATGCTGTTTGTGTTTCAGGTGTCTTTTCGTCTACAGTACTGCCTGTTACTTTCCCAGTTGTTTAACTACTTCGTTTACACATTTAACTAGAATACTGTTTGGTAACAAATGGCCTTCTTGCATAATCTTTTCACCTGCTTCATCCAATATCATATTACTGCAGAAATCTATCATTTCTCCATAATTTGAATCTTCTTGTGAGGTTACTGAGAACTTAACAAAGTCTGCTAAGGGTTGTTTGTCGTAAACGTAAAATTCTAGTGGTTCATTATATTCTTTAACAATATCTTTGTCATCTAATACAATTTTTACTAATTGTGGTTTTGTTGCTAATTCTTTTAATTTCATATCTTTATTCCTTTATATCTCTTTTTTTCAAATTATGTAATGCACTTAAACAAAATGCAATACGTTTATGTGCTTTGGCTATATCGCCACCTGCACATCTAAGTTCATTCTGAGCCTTCGCTATCTCCGTTTCCATGCTCTTCAGCACTTCCCTCGTCTGATGTTTGTCCCAAATCTCCATAACTTTTTTCCTCTATATCTTTATTTATTTGTTTTTTAAATTTTTTGCTATCTGGTAATTCTATACCATGTTTCTTAGCATATTCATCCATATCAACTTCAACGATTTTACCGTTTTCTTCAACACGAATTTGTCTGCTGTCTTTGGTCCAGACTCCATTAGCATCAAAATTTCTTAAAAATTTAGTATACGCCATGTTTACTCCTATAAGTGGAGTGCCCGAAGGCACTCCTTACTATTTGTTCTAAATCACCTAATTAAATTACAGATTTAGTTATCTCGCCATTAATTATCAATTCTGCAGGTGAGATGAAAACCGCTTGGTCAATAGAACTTGAAGGTGCTAATCCACCTATAAATCCTCTACCAGTTACGTAATTTGCACCTGATCCTGTTCCTTCAAATGTTAATGAAAAGAATACTTCACTCTTATTGATTGAAGCCCCTAATAATCCAACGTTTGCAACGTTGTTATCTGCGTTAGAACCGTCTCCAAAGAAAACATCATCGTCAACCAAAAGGTTAAGACTTAGACTGTTTTCGTTTACAGTTGTAAAGGCACTACTTGCACTTGAATCAAGTGTAGAATACCTTACAGTTCCCGGTGTCGCATTTAATGTTACATCCTGGATTGTGGGGATAACTAATCCGTTTGTTCCAGTGCTTGGGTGTACGTTGGCTAAAGAGCCTCCTGCTACATCAATCACTGTGAGGACGACTTTAGAACCATCTGTTACATTCATTACTGCCATTGTATTTTTCTCCTATACAGTTATAAAATTATACTCGAAAGTATATGTAATTACATCATCTGTAATCTCTGTTTCATAGTTACTTTCACTTGTTACAGTTCCAGTTACTACGTTTCTGGCGATTAGCAGATTTGCAACTATGGTATCAATATCATTATATTCATTTTTAGCATCTACACTCAAATATGCGTTTACTGTAGTAGTTGTTTGATTAACAACACCCTGATCCAGTGTGCTGTATAACTCCTCTACATTAATTTCTTGTTCATCTACGTAGATTGTAGTCAAGTTCCTATTATAAAGAGGAACGCCACTCTGATCGAATGGCAGTTCCTGACTTATTGAAACATTTGAATGTGCCGCAATATTGTTTGTAATTTGTGTAATTAAATTATCTCTAATTGCCATATTACTACCTTATTTGCACCACACTACGTCTACTACGTGAACGTCTTGTACGCATGTATGATATTGCTTTTTCTGAGTCTTCCACAGTTCCGTCATCGTCTGCATCATACCAGTCTGCAATAGATATCAATTCGTTAAACAAATCGTTATACTTTGCGTCATAGTAGTTGATTTTAGACACTTCTTCACTTTCTGGATTACCGAAATCGGCTACCAAAGGGAATAAGAACTGTGAGAAGGTATAGTAAACACACATATCTGTAAATTGTTGCCTTCTACCCAAAGTGTTTCCTGGATCTATACGATTAGGATCTACGTTAGGAAGTGCATTCAAATTACTGATTGGTGTGCCCACATATGCATTATAACTCTGCCACCACGTACTTGCTTTTAATTTAAGTAAAATACGATCTGTGCTCTTTTCACATAAATCTTCAAAATATTCTTCAATTGTGTTAAATCCGGACTCCGCTGGAATCTTGATATTATTACTTTCAAAGAACTTTTGATCTTTCTGTCTTAAGTCTGTGTTTTCTGCAAATGAAATTACATTACCACCACCGTCTGTTATAAATGCCATGAATATATCCTCTAATTAAGCGTTAGGTACGTTGTTAGATCTAAATAATCTAGTTCCTGCAACAAGAGCCAATGAAGCGTCTCTTAATGCGTTATTACCTAGGTCACTTAGTGAACCAATTGTAGTACCACCTGCTAATGCGATCTGATCGTTGATTGCGAATTCAAATGCAGGTGAAATAATACCTACATATGTTCCGTCAAGACCTGTTGGCGCATTTTGACTTCTTAAGTTAGCAACACCTTTTGCAATCGCTACAACGTTTGCTGTTGCACTACCGATTGTTTTGTTTGCTGTGATTCTCTGAATAAATTCAGGTCTTAAGTTAGCAAAACCGTTTCTCACAGTACCTCTCATTTCATGAACGTCTGTGTCTGGGTTATACCACATTTTAACTACTGGTTCTCTTTTAGCCGCATATGCCATCGCTTCTGGTGACATAATGAAGTTACAACTATGTGTTTCAGCATTTGCTGATCCTTCACCTGTGTCGCCGTTAGTTGTAGCCGCGTTTGCGGTTGCCAATCCTGCGATGTCTGTTGCTTGTGCTAGACCACCTGATAATCTTGCGATTACGGCGTTTCTAACTAAATCTAAACCACCATCTTCTAATGATTCTTCTGATACGTCTGTTGCAACACCTCTTTTGCTGAATGTTACGTTAGCCGCTGTTGGTACTAGGTTAGATTGTGAACTTGCTGTTTCAACGATGCTGGCGCCTTCAGTTACTGTTACTGCGTCAGAGTATGTGTTTGTTAAAGGAAATCTGACTTGTGAGCCACTACTTCCTGCTACTACTAAAGAGTTCCTAATTATTTGCTGGTTAGGTAGCAATACTGCATCCATGTAATCCTTTTATTCACATATAGTTCGTTACACTATATATCGGCTGTTAAGCCTGCTATATGTTACCATATAGAGTAGACCATATCATAATCCTTTTCAGGATCTGTGGCGCTTCGGAACACTTGTTCCTACTCCCCGTAACGGGATGGTCGTTGCACCTTCCTAACAATTGTTAGGCTTGGCTCAGGATTGCCTACAACTTTACTTGTTTAGGTGTTCCCTGAATTCACCACATTTTCATTTAACTGTTACCAGTTAAAGCCACCTTACTATTCTTGATGGTACTAGATCTGCTACAATATCAGCATATAACTGTTGAACACTTGAACTTGTTGTTCCTGCCATTGTATTTCTCCTATGTTATGACAATTTATTATATTACTGACCCATCTTGCTGATAAATTTCTTTATCTGAGCGTCTGTAATAGACTCTCTTGAGCTCGTTGGGTTGATACTGCGTAACTTTGTGTACGCTGATCTGTATTCAGGATCGCTCATCAACTTGTTTGCATCTACTCCTTTATTGGAATTAGAATTATTTGAAGTTGTTTCGCCATACTGTACATCAACACCCTTTTTGCCAAATGGAAGACCAATTGATTTACCTACTAACTCAACTGCCGCATTATAGTCTGGTGTTTCACCATCAGTGGTAAGATAGTTCTCACCGTTTCTGATTGCAAAAGTGTCACCTTCTACTGCTAACATGTTTCTGGCTTTCATTAAATCAACCACTGCCGCTCTTTGCTCACCGCTCCAATTACTTGGCATTGCTGTTTGCAATTTGCTCATATGGTCTTTCAATAGCAAGTCTGTCTTAAGAGACGTGACCTGTGCTTTAAGTTCTTCTACTGTTGCTTCTCTTTTCTTAACTGCGTCTCTTAATGAGTCTACATTAAGACTAGTTCCTTCTTGAGGATTAACCTCTTGAAGTGTAGATACAACCTTTTTCACTTGGTCAATGCTGTCAACATTTAAGTCGTTAAGAATACTCTTTTCAACTTCATATCTTGCATTTGCGGAAATTTTGTTTACATCATCTCTGGTGTATTGACGTATGCCATCGACATATGTCTTTCCGTCTCTTATTTCAACACTTGGTGTTGTAATATTATCAGATTGTGTATCCTTTTGTGGTGCTTCTGCTACTGCTTCAGCATTGTCAACTGGATTTGCGGAATCTGTTACCGGTGCAACATTATCGGTTTGCACTGCCGTGTCTGTGGATGCATTATCCATATTATTCTCCTGTTATCGTAGAGTAAACGTAATTGTTTACGGGGTTACCCCCTACCTTAATTGCCTTTTTACAGGCTATTGTTACTATAAGTTGAATCAATAAGTTGATCCAATCTCTGTTTAATTTTTTCTTTTAATTTTTCTTTAAAGTCTGGTGTTTCTTCCTGATTGACACCTGTCCTCATTTCCAAACGCATTTCATATTCTTGATGCGTTGTAAATGGCATATATGTGACTAGTCCATCTTCTCTGGTATGTGTATGAGTACCTGTTCCGCCTAATCTATTAGCCTCTGCTTCTGCTTCTGCTTCTGTCTCATAGTCACGTACTGTATATTCTTCTGCGTCACCTATAAACACACTGGCATATCTCTCGTATGCATCTAATAGTGTATTCATCTCTTTAATCTCGTATTCTAAACCTTTTTGACTATACAATCTGTTATAACTGATTGTTAAATCTTCTGGCATTGGTTGATCTTGCCAGTCGAACCATATTTTCCATAAATTATATTCTGCATTTTCCAGACTAGTTGCTTTTTTACGGATAAATGCTTCTAATTTTGTATCGTATTGTTCTATTTGTACACCTGAACGTGAAGCCTTAATAAGTTCTTCACTGCGAATCATAGCAACTTCATTCATTTTGCTTATCTTTTGATCTACCAGTTCTCTTATTTGATCTATACTGGCTGTATCAGGTGATAAAAATTCGAACACATAATTAGGTTGCCCATTGAGAGAAGTATCTGTTACTACCACAGAACCTGGCTCTCCGCTAATACTGTTGTCATTTCTGTTTAATGTTCCTTCGTCCACGATAGTTACGGGGTGAAGTCCATATGACACGGCAGAATATACTTCGCCTAAATCAGAATAAACACTCCTTTGTATTTGTGCGATATCAAAGATTGGCGTGTGGCCTATGCCTTTATATATTGGCGTACTTTGATAAATGGGTCTTACTGGAACGTAACCCAGGGGATTTTCCTGGATAATTCTGTAAAACGTTTTTCCTTCTGAATCTTCTAATGCTTCTGCTACTTCTGGTACTTCGCCTTCAAAGTCTTCATCATAAGGAAGGAATATTATCTGTATTTCATCGTTTGTTATATAATGAAATATTTCTAAATCTGGTTCTTGTGCTATTCTAATAACTATTCTGTTTAATTCTAATTCGCCTTTAGTGTTATATGTGTAACTCCAATTTGTGACATCTGTTGGTTTATGCATTTTCCATAATGGATAGTCTGCGTCTGCTGTTTTTATACAACTTACCCATACAACACCAAATACGGTGCTGAATGTGTCAACCATACTCATAAATTCATTAATTGAGTTCCCATCACCATCTGTGTTTTTAACAAATGCATTTACTTCATCAGTATTTGGTAATGTTCTTGCTGGAGGGCTACGGAATAGTATTGCGTTATATTCTGATGTGTATAATCTAGTGTATGGAAACACTGGTACATTTTGTAACTTTTCTTGATAAAAGTTACTTGCATATTGGCTACCTGTTTCTGCTTCTTGACTGCTATTTACTCGTTGTACATTGCTTTTGTATACTGCTGTTTGATTACCGAAATCATCTACGTCATATGTGTTGATGACTTCACTGGGAGTACTATAATCACTATCATATGCTTTTAGATAGTTACCATCTCTATATTCTACGCCACCATAATAACTTTTAACTGCTAAGTTCCAGTCGTCGAGGTATTTGTTGTATAGTTCGTGTGATGATGTTATAAAATTATAATAATCGAATTGACTAGCCAAGGTCGTCTCCCTTAAGTGTATTCCAATTGGTAATACTATTTATCTTATTGAGCGGTTTTATATTCATAATATTGTGCCCATAGTAGTCAATGGGCACTTACCTTTGTTTTACATCGGTGTTGACAAGTTAGGACAAGCCACTTTTACTTATGAACCTCAGAAAGAAATGGCCTATAGAATAGGCCATTAAACGATTGAAGAAGATTACCGGACCTACTATTTTATTAATTTATAAATTAACAGCCCTGTTAATCTTACTTCTATTTATTGTGGATGCCTAGTGAGTGACCGGGAACATGGCATGGCATTGCCTTTTGACGGGCTCACTAGGACTTATAATGAAATTGTTTCTGTGTCTGCCATTAATGAAGTAGGAACGTCTCCCATATCTATACCAGCACGTTGTAGTAATGCTACCATGTGTGGCATGTCCCATATGCTCATTCTATAACCATAACTTTGTGCTATGCGTCTTTGTGCTTCTGGATGTTTGTTATTTTTGTATTTGTGTATTGCTCTCATTTTTTTCCTTTGCTTTGTTATATTCTTCTGGTGATATAGTGACGATATCAAATAAACCATAATTCTTTGCATAGTTCATAATTGCTAGTCCCATACGTTGTTGTACTTCAGCACCTTCTCCAGGTATTACAATTTGTCTATATCCTTCTCGAATTGTTCTTTCACTATTCGTATGATTACCCACTTTGTGAATATAATTAAATTTTAGGTGTGCTACTGTTGCCTTTTGAGCCATTTTTATTCCTCGTGTTTATGTTTGGTCTAGGTTTGCCAAATATCTTTTCCCAATTATCCTGATACTGTTTACTGTTTGTGTCTGTTCTTGGTGTAGAGCCCTTGCCACCATGCCAATTACTCTTCTTCATCTTTATTCTTTTTGCCAAATATTCTATCCCAGCCATCTTTATATGCTTGGTCATTAGCACCACTGCTTATACCACTTGAAGGTTTAAAACCGTTAGCAATATCTCTGGCTTGTCTTAGTTGTGGTGAACCATCAATGAACTTTTCAGCGGCCTTTACAGTTGACTTATCAAAACGCTCGGTTGCTTTTTTGTCGTCACTGCTACTGGGCATCTCTTTTCCTTATTTCATTACCAAATCCTGCTAGTAATGTTAGTATTGTTAATGGTAAGAACCATAAGTTAAGATATCCTAACATATGTCCCCAAGTAAGACTTAATCCTACAAGACTCATTGTGTTTACACCTAACGTTACGTGTGAACTTTCTTGTTTTAAATATTCTGGTAATTTCATACTTTCTCCTTATTATATACCGTTATTTTTTCTTCTGTTTGCATAAGCATAAGATCATCGCCTTCTTGTTTTGCTACTTCTGCCTGCATTATGCATGAACCTCTGTCCATACCTATAAATTCTAATTGTCTGTTTGTTTTAGGATAATCAACTACTATCTTATATAGTTCTTTAGGAGTATAACGTGTCATTGAATTGCGTTGACTATCCCATACTTTATACGATTGTTTCATTATAAATTTCCTTTGTGTTATAATCTTTTATAAAGGGCATATATTTCCAATCATATACTCTTTTATAAGGTTTTCCGTTGTTTATATCTTCATATGCATATACTGGTGCAGGATATCTTTTTATACATTCTTTTATAAAATCATTATTATCTCTAATTAATTTAGAATGTTTATCTGCAAATGCTTGATCTATATCTACAATATGATTTACTGCGGATTGTGATTCTTCTTGTGGTTTGACATTCCAGTCCTGTAAATGTTGCATAGCAATCCAACTTAAACATTGTGCTGTAAAGTCTTTTCTATATAGATATATTATTTGATCACTATGTTTCATAAGTTGTTCTAAATTAGCATAATCATATGCAAATTGATCTGGCATAACTTTAACTATAAAATTATCTGTGTGTTCTAACACCTTACTGGCTTCGTCTACATTCTGATAGGTATCTTTATCGTTAAGTATTTCGAATAGATTAACTAAATTATTTTTTCTACCATTTTCAACACAAAATGATGTACTACCGGTTCTGTAATTTGTAATCACTAGACATTTTGTCAACTGTTCGTCAATTTGCATTCTTAATCCTTGCCGCTACATATATGTATTTTGTTCCTTCTGGTCTACTCCATAAGTATTCCTGTGCTTCTCGCCTACAATCGTCCAATGTGGGTTGAACAAAAGGTTTTAAATACTCTTTATCTGGTTCTATCACTTTTATTATGTATTCTACATTTGCCATTATGCTCTCCTTGTGACTGAATATTTTTGTTTTGTTTCCACACGCATTGGATACAAGTTGTTTACCATATAACCTATTGCGTCATTAAAATGTGAAT